CGATGGGATGTCGGTCGATGGGGAATTTGCCCCGGTCGAACCGAACACGCCGACCGGCTCCCAATGGGGCGGCGATCCGGCCGAACCCCCGACCGACATCAATCCCGGCGGCGAGGACATCGGCAGCGATCCGGCCGGCGCGCCCGGTGGGGGCGGCGATGACATGGACACCGATCTCCTGGCGCCCTGTCTGCCGTTCACGACGCGCCAGGTCAATATCGCGCTCTCGCGCATCGGCGTCAGCAAACAAATCGCGCTGCTGGCGACGGAGATCGGCCAGGAGGCCATCGTCGCGCGGCTCCATTACGCCGAGGCGCTGAAGGCCACGTTGCGCGATTTTCCGTGGCCGTTTGCCACGCGGTATGCCGACCTGGTGCTCCTGGCCGGCTCGGTGGCGACGCCGGTGAACCGCGATTGGACCTACGCCTATCGGCAACCGAGCGATTGCGTCTTCGAGCGGCGCCTGGTCGTGACGCGGGACGGGGCAGTGAACTCGACGCCGCCGCCGTTCCAACTGAGCTATGACAACGCGCTGCAAATCAACCGGATTTTGACGAATGAGCCGAGCGCCCGGCTCGAATACACGGCCCGACCGGAATGTAGCGCGGGCCGCGGCGATCCGCTCTTCCGGGACGCCTTCCAGTGGAAGCTGGCCTCGATGTTTGCGGCCCCGCTCTCGCGCATGCCGGACGTGGTGAAGCACGCCAACGATCAATACGAGGCGGCGATTCAGAAGGCGATCCAGGTCCTGCGCCCCGGCAATCCCGGCCCCCGTCGGGCCCTCGACAATCAGGACGTGGCGACCGGCTGCGGCGCGGCGAACGTGGCCGTCGTCAACCTGGCGCTCGTCCGCATCGGCGCGCAGACGATTGCGAACCTCGATACGGAGCAGAGCCGCGAGGGCGAGGCGGCGCGGGTGATTTTCGAGACCGAGCTGCGGGCCACCTTGCGCGATTTCCCGTGGCCCTTTGCGACCAAATACGAGACCGCGCTCGTGCTGGTCGCCGGCACGACGGCGGTCCCGGCGAATCAGGACTGGACCTACGCCTATCGCTACCCGGCGGATGCCGTCTTTGTGCGGCGCATCGCCACGCCGAGCGCGCAATCCTCGAGCTACATCGGCCCGCGGGCGCAGCCCGTGCAGGGGCGCGGCTTCGATCCCAACCCGGCCCAATACCGGGTCGGCAATGATCTGGTGGGCAACTTGCTCTACACGAACGAACTCACGCCGACCATCGAATACACGGCGCGGATTCCCTGTGCGGTCAGCCGCGGCGACGATCTCTTTCGGGATGCCCTGGCGTGGCGGCTGGCGGCCTCCCTGGCGCCCTCGCTCGCCCAGGTGGACCCGGCGGCCATCGAACAAGCCGGGCGCGGCCCCCAGGACCGCCCCCGCGAACGGAAGGCCACGGAGGCGCAGCTCCGGGCGCGGGCCGCCGAAAGCGCCTGGCGGATGTATTACGGCGTGCTGGCCAAGGCGAAGAGCACCGCGGCGAACGAATCCCAGAAACCGCCGGACGGGGATGCGCCCTGGATTACGGGCCGCGACACCGGCGGCGGGGGCTGGTAGGCGATGGCCTATCCGCCCGTCCAGGAAGGCGTCATCCAGCGCGCCTTCGGCGCCGGCGAGCTGGCGCCGGTGCTCCACGCGCGGGCCGACAACGTCAAATACACGACCGGCCTGCGGACCTGCCGGAACTTCCTCGTGCTCCGGGGCGGCGGCGTCAGCAACCGCGCCGGCACCCGCTATATCGGCACCTGCAAGACGAACTCGCCGACCGTGCAACTCATCCCATATCTCTCGGAGCTGGCCGGCGAGTCGATGGTCATCGAGTGCGGCTCGGGCTATCTGCGCTTTTTCAAGAATGGGGCCGCCGTGAACGTCGCCGGCGTGCCGGCCTGGAACGGCGCGACGCCGTATGTGCCCGGGGATGTCGTGAGTAATGGCGGCGTGAATTACTGGGCGAAGCAAGGCTCCCTGAACCAGGCGCCGCCGAACGCCACGTATTGGGCGCCCCTCACCGGCACGCTGCTCGAGATTCCCACCGTCTTCGGGTCCACAGACCTGCCCTACTGGAGCCAGAGCGGCCGGACGATTACGCTCACCCACGAGCTGCATCCGCCGCAGGAGTTGACCTATCAATCGGTGGCGCACTGGTCGCTGACGGCCGTCAATACGGCGCCCACCGGGGCCCCCCCGACCGGGCTGGTGCTCACGCCCGGCGGCGCGGGCGCGCGGCGCTTTGCGTATGTGGTAACCGTGGCGCTGGCCTCGAGCTATGAAGAGTCAATCGCGAGCGGCGTCGTCGTGAACCTCGGCTGTGCCCAACCGACGGAGGCGGCGCCGAACGTGCTGACCTGGACGCCGGTCGTCGGCGCGGTGGAGTATTACGTCTATTGCGACCCCTACGGCAACGGGACCTTCGGCTTTCTCGGCACGGCCACCGGCGCGGCCAGCTTCAACGATGTCGGCTTCGTGCCGGACTTCACGATTACGCCGCCGCTGCCGCGCGTGCTCTTTGCGAGCGCGGGGAACTATCCGAAGGTCTCGACCACCTACAAGCAGCGGCGCTTCTTCGGTTACACCATCAATCACCCCGACGGCATCGACGCCAGCCGGGTCGGCTTCCCGTCGAATTTCGCGATCAGCTCGCCGCTCCAGGATGACGACGCCCTGGCGTTTACGATCGCCGGCGGCCAGCACAATCCCGTGCGACATCTCGTCGGTCTCAAGCCGCTGATCGTCCTGACCGATGCCGGGGAGTGGAGCGTGGTGGGCGAAAATGGCGTGCTCGCCCCCAACACCATCATCGCGGACCAGCAGACCTTTGTCGGCTGCGCGCCCATCCGGCCGGTCGTGGTGGGCAATTCGATCATCTACGTGCAGGCCCGAGGCTCGATTCTGCGGGATCTCCAGTTCGATATCGCCGTCGAAGGGCTCGCCGGCCGGGATCTCACCGTCTTCAGCTCGCACCTGGTCGATGGCCACACCATCCGCGCGCTGACCTTTGCTCAGGCGCCGCATTCCATCGTGTGGGCCGTGCGCGAGGATGGCGTGCTCCTCGGCCTGACGTATCTGCGCGAGCAGGAAGTCTGGGGCTGGCACCGGCACGATACGGACGGGTTTTTCTGGGACGCCTGCGCGGTGGCCGAAGCCACCGGCGACATGGTGTATTGCATCGTGCGCCGGACGATCAACGGCGCGACGGTGCGCTACCTCGAGAAACTCGAGAAGCGCGAGATCGGCGTCTTTGACGTCGATTGTTTTTTCGTCGATGCGGGCCTGAGCTATTCCGGTCCGCCGGTCGGCAACGTCGCCGGCCTCGACCATCTCGAGGCGAAACGCGTCGCCGTGGTGGGCGACGGCGCGGTGATCTCGGACGGGGTCACCGGCACGGCCTACGTGGTGACCGGCGGCACGCTCGTGCCCGCGCTGCCGGCCACCTATGCGAATATTCATGTCGGGCTGCCGATTTTGGTCGTGGAAATCGAAACCCTCGATCTCGACGTGCAGGGGGCGAATGTGCGCGACAAACAGAAACGGCTCGGCGGGCTCGACGTGTTGATTGACCAGAGTTCCCGGAGTTTCAAGGCGGGGCCGGACGAAAACCATCTCATCCCCTACGCGCCGCCGCTCTATGAGCCGGCGTCGGATACCTTCACCGGCCAGGTCGAATTGAATCTGACCTCCGCGTTCAATCGCTACGGCCGGGTCCTGATTCGGCAGACCGATCCCTTACCGCTGACGATTCTCGGCGTGATCCCCCACGTCGAGCTGGGAGGGTAACGCGATGGCCGTGCTGACTGCGATCGCCATCGGGAGCCTGATTTACGGCGCGGTGACGAAGACCGCGAGCCAAATCAAGCAGGGCAACGCGGCGAAAAAGGCCGCCGATGCGTCGGCCTCGGCTGCCAGTGACCAAGCGGATCTCACCGACTGGAACGCGAAAGTCGCCGACCTGCAGGCCGCCGATGCGGTGACCCGCGGGGCGATGGAGGAAAGCCGTTTCCGCGAAGGGGTGCGCACCATGATCGGCAAGCAGCGCGCGGGGATTGCCGGCGGGAATATCGACGTCAACACCGGCAGCGCGGTCGACGTGCAGGCCGACACCGCGAATCTCGGGGAGCTGGACGCGCTCACGATTCGCACCAATGCCGCCCGGCAAGCCTGGGGCTATCAGGTCCAGGGCCAGGATCTGCGCCGCCGGGCGATCATCACGCGGAAGGAAGGCGCGAACATCGCGGCGGCGGGTCAGGTCGCCCAAAGCGCCTCACGCTGGGCGGCGGCCGGCACGATTGTCTCGAGCGTCGGCGATGCGGCGATCATGGCCCAGCGTTACGGGTTCGGCGATAAATCCCCCACCACGACGCAAAACGCGCCCCCGATCGGGTAGCCCACGATGCCGACTGTCCAAACCTACGGCCCGCGCAAAGTCGCCCTCGAGCCGCTGCCGGGCGTGCAAAAGACGGCCGCTGAGACGCCGCTCTCGCAAGGCGCGGGCATCGCGGAAGCGCAGGGGCAGAAGGCCGCCGTCATCGGGCAGACCGGCCAGCAGATCGAGCACGTCGGCGCGCAGTTCGCCCAGATCGCGCTCGAAGAAAAACAGAAGGCCGACAACACGGCGGCCACCGCGTTCGATAATAGTCTGGCGCGCTGGGAGAACGACCGGCTCTACGACCCTGAGAAAGGGGCGCTGCTCGTCAAGGGCCAGGACGCGATGCCGCTGCCGGAGTCGGTCGGCACGGAGTTCGAGAGTTACGCCAGCACGCTCATGGACGGGGCGAAGACCCCCGAACAGCGCGCGGCGTTCGAGAAGATCCGCGCCCAGCGCGGCACGGGCCTCGACCTCACCCTCCGCCGGCATGTCGCCACGGAGTTGCAGGCGGTGCATGCGAACGAGCTGAACGATTTCGTCAAAAACAACAGCCAGGAAGCCGTCGCCGCCGCGCTCGATCCCCAGACCGTCGGCCTCAAGTTGAACGCGGTGACCGATAAGCTGGCCGCCTCGGCGAAGATGATGGGCTGGGGGCCCGAGGAGCTGAAGCAAAACATCGCCGCCGCGACGACCTCCGTCCACGTCGGCGTCATTCATCGGCTGCTCGCCGCTGGCCAGGACGTGAAGGCTCAGGCGTATTTCGATCACACCAAAGACGCCATCACGACCGGCGACGCCCGCGCCTCGATCGAGCAGGCGCTCGATGCCGGCACGACGCAGGGCGAGGGCCTGCGGACGTCGGAAACCCTCTGGTCGGCCCTCGGTCCGAAGGGCGACAACGATCCGATTAATCTCGACGCGATGGAAACGGCGGCGCGGACGAAGTTTGCGAACGACCCGAAGACGTTGGACGCGACGATTAAGTTTCTGCGCGAGCGCAAAGCCGGCGTCGATGCCAGTCGACAGGACCGGAAAGAAGCGACCGCCGGCGCCGTCTGGACGGCCGCCAGCCAGGGCGCCACACTCGCGCAGATCAGCACGATGGCGGAGTTCACGAAATTGACCGGCCAGGAGCAGGCCCGGATTGGTGATTACGTCGTCGCCAAAGTCGAGCACGAGGCGAACCGCGACATCGCAGCCACGAACCGCGCCTACACCGCTGAGCAGCGCGCCCAGCAGCTCAAGGAACGCCAGGGCTGGACGTCGTATTGGGACTTGTCGAATCCGGCCCGGCTCGACAGCACGAGCGAAGACGCCCTGCAGGCGATGCGCGGCAGCCTGGGGGATGAACTCGTCAACCGGCTGATGACGCAGAAGCGATCGCTGTCGAAATCGGAGGACACAGTGCGCGCCGCGACCATCGACGATGATCTCTTCAAAGTCGTGGCGAAGAGCGCCGGGCTCGATCCCTACACGCCGAAGACCGACGCCCAGAAGTCTGATCTCGGGATGCTGAAAAACGATGTCGAGAGCGCGATCGACATCGAGCAGCGCAAAGTCGGCAAGGAGCTGACCCGCGATCAGAAACAGAAAATCATGCACGACATCGTCGATCGGAAAGTGCTCCTGAATTACTGGGGCCCCGATCCGACCAAGATCGCGGCGATGGTCACCGACCCCGAGGATCGCAAGAAGGCATATGTCCCACTCGCCCAGGTCCCGGCCGCGGCCATCACCGCGGGCCTGAACTACGTGCGTGGCATCAGCCCGGCCACCGGCAAATTGACCGAGCCGCAACTCCGGGCGCTGGCGGCCCCCCGCATCCAGCGCGCCTACGCCCTCCGGTTGATGGGCGGCACCCAAGCCGAGATCGAGGCGGCCATGAAGGGCGAGGAATAGCGTGGGCGATCTCTCGCTCTTTCCCGAGACCGCGCCACCGGCGACGAGTGAAGTCACCAAACTCGCCCCGGCCCAGGAAGCGCAATTTCAAAGCTGGGTGCAGACCAACGGCATCACGGACGTCGATCACCCTGACAGTCACTACGACTATCGGGGGTTCTGGCAGGCGTCGGGCGGCGCCCCGCATCCTACCGGCACCCACTACCCCGACACCTTCAAACAGCACGGGCATCCGACGTTCTCGGTCGAATCGCAGTATTCGACCGGGCCGGACGATGGCGGGCGCTGGAACGGCGACACGTTCCAGCCCTCCGGTGGCGGGATCTCGCTCTTTCCGACCGATACGCAGGACCCGCTCAATCAGGCGGTCGCCCGCGCGCCGGGCACACCGGCCGATACCGCCGCGCGCATCTTCAAACTGCGGCTGCAGACCGGGCTGCCGACCGAGCTGATCAGCCGCAATCTCGAGGAGGTCGAGAAGCAGGCCGCCACGACCGGCTTCAACGCGGCGCAGTTCCGCCAGCAAACGCCCGCGCTCGCGCAGTGGCTCGGGGCCGATCCCCTCCACGCCGCCGTCAGCCAGGACGATCTGGCGAACATGGGTGCGCTCGAATGGCTCGTGAAGATGCCGGCGCACGCGATTGCCCAGGCGATGAACGAACAAGCGTATGGCGTGTTGCGCTCGAAGGAAGTGCTCTTCGGCGGACTCAGCCCCCAGGAACACGACCAGCTCGAAAGTTATAAATTCCAGGTCGCGCACGACGCCGATCTCGGGGCCGGCGAGGGCTGGTTTGCCGGTGCGCTCACCAAAGGCATGAAGCTAGTGACCGCGCTGACGCTGCCACAGGCTCGCCAGACGGCGATCGGCGCGGTCGTAGGTGGGACCCTCGGCGGCGCGGCTGGGGCCCTGGCGGGACCGGAGGCCATCCCGGCGGGCATTGTGCAAGGCGCCCGGTTCGGCGCCAAAGCCGGCTATACCGTGGGTCTGGCGCAGAACACGTTTCTGGCGACCGTCGGCCCCTCCTACGACAAATTCCTCGCGCTCCCCGATGAGTTTGGGCACCCCCTGGACCCCGCCGTAGCCAAAGGCGCCGCGGTGCTCGAGGCGACGATCAACAGCGGGCTGATGGTGGGCGCCGGTGAAGTCGCCCTGCACGCGATCCCGGGGTGGGAAAAGTTGACCGGCTCGTTCGCGCGCTCCGCCATCGAGACCGCGCTGCAGCAGCCGACCGTCCGCCAGAAGCTCGCCCAGGCCGTGCTCGCCAGTGGCAAGACGTTGACGGCCGGGGCCGCGCTCTCGCTCGCCCAGGAAGGGCTGAGCATTATGACCGAGTCGCTGGCGAAGACGGCCAGCGGGCAACCCTTCGCGCCGCTCAGCACCGAGGAGGTCAAGCAGCGGATGGGGCACGCGTTCGCCGAAGGCATCCAGAGTTTCGCGCTCCTGGCGGCCGGCGGGCCCGCGCTGGCGCTCCCGGCCGAGCTGCGACGGGCCCAGGCGGGCGCGGCCAATCAGGCGGTATTTACCGCGCTGGCTGAAGGCGCCAGCCAATCGAAGACGCTGGCGCGCTCCCCGGATGCCGTCCAGGCGTTTCTCGCCCACGCCACCAAGGACGGCCCAGTGCAGGACGTCTATGCCCCGGTCGCCGACTGGACGACGTATTGGCAGAGCAAAGGGATTGACCCGGCGCAAATGGCCGAGAAGGTCGGCAGCTCGCGCGAGGCGTATCAGCAGGCGGTGGACGCGGGGCACGACCTGATGATTCCGACCGCGGGTTACGCGGCGACCCTGGCCGCCACCGAACACGCGCCCCACTTTGCCGAGCAGCTCAAGCTGCATCCCGACGAAATGAACGGGGCGGAAGCGAAGGCGTATCTCGAGGCGCAGGCCCAGGCCGCGACGGTGCCACCGGTGTCCGCCGAAGCGCCGCCGTCGGGGGCGACGACGCAGATGCACGCCGACCTCGTCAATCAGCTTCAGGCGACCGGGATGACTGCGACCGACGCGAACACGAACGCGGCCGTCGTGTCGCAGTTCCTGGATAAATTCATCGAAGGCCGCGCGGGGTTGCCGGCCGGCCCGCTCTTTGAGGCCCGCTTCGGCGGAGTCGAGCGGACGCCCAGCCCGGAGACGATCGGGCTAGGACAGCCCCCCGTCGGGCCGCTCTCGGAAGCGGAGATTACGCAGCTCCTGGCCACGCCGGAAACCGTGCATGCGCTCGATCGTCGGACGTCCGAGGCGCTGAGTCTGCCCCCGGGCGGGGTCGAGCGCCGTCAGCCCCGATCGGCGGATGAGATTCTCGCGGCCAACCGCGCGGCGTCCGATGAGCCCATCAATGCAATGGCGGACGTGGCCGCCGCCGCTCGGCGGATGCTGGCCGAAGACCCGAACATCCGACAGCGCGCCCAGGATCTGGCCGCCCGCGATCGCGCCGTTCGGTCCGGGGTCGTGCCGCCCGACGCGCCCTATAGCGGCACGCCGACGTTCTGGGGCTATGAGCCCGGGCCCGATGGCCAGCCACTCGCGAAATTCACCGTGCAAACCGAGACCGGGCCGACGCAGCGCTCGAAGGCCGATCTCGAGGCGCTCGGCATGACGGTGCCCGACCCCCCGCCCCCGCCAGTGAAACAACTCAGCGGCGACGAGCTGCGGCGTCTGGCCCTGGCGGCCCGTGCGACCGGCACGCTGTATCAAACCGTGCCGCCGGATAACCAGGAGCCGGCGCCGACGTTTTTCTCGCGCATCGTGCGGGCGGTGGAAACGAGCAGCCTCGCCAAAGCGAGCGGCAGCCAGTGGGTCGCGACGATCAAGAACGCGAAGGCTGGCATCAACGCCGAGGAGTTTGCGGCGCTCAATGTCGCCGGCCTGGCGCCGCCCGTGAAAGACGTCGGGCAGCTCGGGCTCTTCAGTGGCCAGACGCAGCTTGCCGGCGAGAAGGTCTATACGAAGCAGGAGGTCCTCGACTACCTGGCCGAGAACACGCTCAAAGTCGAGCCGGTGATCCTGGGCGGGGCGACCGTGACGGACGATCAATTTTCTGATGAAGTCGATCGTTTAGTCGATGAGGCGGTGGAATCTGAAGCGGACAGGCTCCGAGAAAATTACGACGATTCCGATCAAATCGATCGGTTAGATGAACAATTCGATTATCCGCGGTCGGCGGTGACCTACAACGAAGACGATCAACTCTTCCATGTCACCGTCGGGGGCGAGGAAATCGACACCGGACCCTTCGACACCAAGACCCAAGCCGAGGACGGCCTTCAGGAACACCTCGACGTGCTCCGCAACGAGTTCATCGACGAGAACTACGAAAAACCCGACTTCGAGGAGATGGCGCGGCGGAATATCGACCGCGATGATTTCGAGGAAGTGGCGCGGGAAAACCTCGGCGGCACGGGCGAGGGCGCGACACACTACGGCACCTACTCCGTCAAGGGTCCACGCGAGGAATATCAGGAAGTATTTCTCACGGTGCCGAATGCGCCCGCGCCAGGCGCTTCGGCGGCCGGCGAGACCGGCCCCACGATACGCGTCGCCGAGCGCACGATCCCGGAGCAAGGGCGCTTCACAAACGCCGGCCCAGGCGCCGGCAACGTGCCAGGCGGACGCATTCCTTACGACCCCAACGCGGAGATCACCGTGCGTCCGGCGGGCGGCAACGAACAGACCGGCGCCGGGTTCGCGATCTTCATCGACGGCCAGAAGTGGCTCGATGCCGATGGCGAAATCGTGCGACCTGGAGGACAGAACGCCGAGGAGGCACTCCAGGAGGCCCATGCTCTTTATCGAGAGGCCGGGCTGCCGGCGATCCGGCCCACTGGCGAGCCCGCGCCGACGGCCGGCTGGGAAGACGGGCACGGCGATTACAAAGACATCGAGAATCCCTGGGTGCGGCTCCGCGTGGATACACGCTACTCGACCGGCGGCGAAGGCGCGGCGCTGAAGGTGCTCTTCATCAACGAGGCCCAACCGCCCCAGAAAGACCAGCAGGAGAAGATCCCGGTCATCCTCAAAGGCGCGGGCGGCAAGATGCCCTATCAGGCCGCGCTGAAGTGGGCGCTCCTGCACGCGGTGGCCACCGAACACGACGCGATTGCGTGGGCGACTGGCAAACAGTCCGCTGATTTTTATTCCCTCGAGCGCCAAATCGCCCGCATCGCCTGGGGTCCCGCCGATCCAAATTCCCCCGGGCGCCGCGCCGAGGGCGGCGTGAAGTGGATCACGTTTGAACCGAAGGATGGTGGCACGATTCGCATCACCGTCGACGCCGAGAACCGCATCACCGACAGCTCGCACGAACGGCTGCGGAATGAAGCCCTCGCGAGTGTCGTCGAACAGGAATACGTCGACCAAATTGCCGCCACCCCAGCGGGCGATCTGACCGGCCCGAAACTGGTCTATGGCGGCGCTGGCCTGAAGCGGCTCTACGACAAAGACCTCGTGAACATCGCGAACAGCCTGGCGCCGATGAAGGCGGCGAAGGCGCGCGTCGGCGCGGTCTCGATTGACGCACGAGACCCCAGCTATCGCTCGACGCCGCAGGGTGAGAACCCCGTCACGGGCATCATCCCCGACGACAACGGGGGCCTCACGCTCCAGCTCGCCGATGGCACCACCTGGGGGCATTACGAGATGACCGCAGGGGCCGAATCGGCACGCGATCGGTGGAATGCCGACATCGAGGCTCGCGGCTCTCAGACATCCGCCCAGCCGGGCATTGTCCTTACGCCCGAGCTGAAGGCAGCGCTCAGGGGCGGCGTGCCGATGTTTCAAAGCGCGTCAGGCGAACCGCAGCGCCGCGCCGGCATCACCTTCGATCCCACGACTGGTCGCGCCCTAATTTCACTCTTTGCGAAGGCGGACCGGACCAGCTTCCTGCACGAGTTCGCCCACCTCGGGCTCGAGCTGACGGGGGATGTCGTCGATGAGCTGACGAAACTCGCGCCCGGCGATCGCAGCCCTTCGCAGCAGCGCGTGCTGGATGACTTTGAAAAGATTCTGCTGCCCTGGCTGGGCGTGAAAACCCGCGCCGACATTGGTCCCGCCCAGCACGAGCAATTCGCCGAGGCGTGGGAAGACTACCTGATGGCCGGCAAGGCCCCGAGCGCCGAGCTGCGGCCCATCTTCGCGCGCCTTAAAGCCTGGATGATTGGGGTCTACAAGAACGTCCAGCGCACGGTCACGCTCACCCCGGACGTGCGTGGGTTCATGGACCGGCTGCTCGCCAGCGACGAGGAGATTGCGGCCCAGGAGGCCCAGGCGCGCTTCACCCCGATTTTCACCGATGCGAAAGCCGCCGGCATGACGCCGGAAACCTTCGAGCTGTATCGCAAGACCGTCGAGGCTGCCAGCACGCAGGCGCGCGAGCAGCTCGACCGCCAGGCTGTCACCGACTATCGACGCGAGCAATCGAAAACTTACGCCGACCAGCGCGCCGGCGTCGAGGCCGCGGTCACCGCCGAGCTGCATCAGCAGCCGGTCTACCAGGCGCTGGCGGCGATTCGGTATGGGACCGAGCCCAACGGCGATCCGATCGAACCAGCCACCGCCGACACCCCGCCGGTGCCGATGAAGCTCGATCGGGCCGAGGTCGTCAAGATTCTCGGGGAAGCGAAAACAAAAACGCTGCCGCGGCCGTATGTCTACACGCGCGAGGGTGGCATGGACCCGCGCGTGGTCGCCGATGCGTTCGGGTTCTCGAGCGCGCACGAGCTGCTCACCGCCATCGCGGACGCGCCAGCCCTCGAGGATGCCATCCGTCAGACCACCCAGGAGCGGATGCTGGCGGAGCACGGCGGGCTCTTCCTCGACGGGACCCTCCCGGAGCAGGCCCAGCTCGCCCTGGCGAACGATGCCCGCGATCGCCTCATCCGCGTCGAGCTGCGGGCGCTGGGGAAACTCAAGCGCACCGTCGCGCCGTTCGTCCGGGCGGCCGAAGCCGGCAAGCAAACTCAAATCAACGCCCTGGCCGACCAGGCCACCGCGCAGGCTCGCGCGACCCGGCGAGGGCCCGCCACGATTGCCGCCGGGGTGCCGCCGCAAGCGGTGATTGAACAGGCGGCCCAGGCGCGTATCGCGCAGACCAAACTCCAGGACCTGCGCCCCGAGGTCTTCTGGTCGGCCGCCAGGGAGGCCAATCAGCGGGCGATCGCCGCTGCCGCCCGGCAGGACTTCCAGGGCGCCATCACCGCGCAAACCCAGCATCTGCAAAACCTCGCCTTCTACCGCGAAGCCAGGAAAGCGCTGTCTGATACCGAGACCCGCGTCCTGACGGCTCGCGCGCTCGACTCGGTCGCCTCCCGCAAACGCCTCGGCCGCGCGGGGCTGGGGATTCAAGCACAGATCGATGGCATCCTCGATCGCTACGACTTCGCGACGATCACGGGCCCCGCACTCACGCGCCGGCTCTCGATGCGCGACTGGGTCGCCAATCTCGAAGGGCAGGGGCTGCCGGTCGATCTCCCCGACGCGGTGCTCGATGATGCGCGCCGGGTGAATTACAAAGAGCTGACGCATGCCGAACTGGTGGACGTGAGCGACGGGCTGCAGCAGCTCGTGCATCTCGCGCAGATGTCCAACCGGCTCTTCAAGAGCAAACAGGCGGCGACCCTCTCTGAGCTGGCGACGACCTTGTCCGGGTCGATTCGAGAGTCCTTCACCGGGACGCCGCCGACGATTGCCCGAGACCGAAGCACCGGCGAGAGCGGCCGGCTCTGGAGCAACTTCGGACTGTCGCATGTCCGCCTGGCCGATTTCATGCGCCAGCTCGACGGCGGCGAAGACGGCGGCCCGATGTCCACCGCCTTCAGCCTGCCGCTCAACGAAGCCGGCGCGCGGGAAGCGGACCTGAATGCCGAGGCCACCCGCCGGCTGGGCGACACGGTCGAAACCGCGTATCCGCGCTCGGAGAAGGCCCGGCTCTACGAGAAGCAGGCCATCCCCGCGCTGGGCGCCGGCGTCAGTCTTTCGCGCATGGAACGGCTGATGATTGCGCTGAATTGGGGGAATGAGGGCAGCCGCGACCGCCAGCGCGCGTATGAAGGCTGGAGCGATCAGCAAGTGCAGGCCATCCTCGATACCCTCGACGCGCGCGATCTGAAATTCGTCCAGGGCGTGCTCGACCAAATCAACAGCTACAAGGGCGAGATCGTCGCCAAGCAAACGCGCGTTTACGGGGTCGCGCCGACGATGATCGACCCGGCGCCCATCACCGCGAAGGCCGGCACGATTCCCGGCGGCTACTTTCCGCTGAAGTATGACGACCGGCTCTCGGCGACCGCCGCGCGCAACCTCGATCTGGAGGCCGGGAACCTCGCGAAGCTGGCCGCCTACACCACCGCGACGACCGCGCGCGGCTTCACCAAAGAGCGGTTGTCATATGTGAAGCTGCCCATCCGCCGAGACTTCGGGCCGATCTACGAGCATCTCGGGCAGGTGATTCACGACCTCACCCATCACGAGGTCCTCATCGATCTCGGGCGCGTGCTGAACCGCCCCGAGGTCCAGGGCGCCATCTACGGGACCTACGGCGACCAGACCTACAAGGAAATCAAGAGCGCGATCCGCGATGTCGCCTACGGCACGGCCGGCCCGCAAAACGGGTTCGAGCGCGCGATGGGGTCGTTCCGATCGGGGTCGGCCATCTCGGCCCTCGGCTGGAGCCTTACGGTCCCGCTCCTGCATCTCTCCGGGGCGCTGCCCAAAGGCATCAACCGGGTCGGCGCCGGCTGGTTCGTGCAGGGCCTGGGGCGCTGGGTCCGTGGGCCGGAGTCCATGCAAGGGACGACCGAATGGATCTACGCGAACAATCGCGGTATGGCCAATCGGGGCCGCACGCAGCAGCGCGAGATCAATGAAATCCGCAACAGCGTCGGCGTCCACACGGGGCGCTTCTCTGGCTGGGTCGCGGAGGCGATCGACAAGGCCAGCTTCGGCCTGGCCGACAAGCAGAAAATCGTCGACAGCTATTTCTACCTGGTCGCGAAAAGCCAGCAGGTCGCCGACATCAGCGTGTATCTCGGGCAGTTCGAGAAGAGCCGGGCCGCCGGCGAGCCCGAGCCCCGCGCGCATGCGATCGCGGAGCAGGCGGTGCTCGATGCTTTCGGTGGGGGGCAGATGAAAGACCTGCCGGCGGTGATGCGCGGCGGCGCGCTCCTGAAGGTCTGGACCACGTTTTACGGGCCGTTCAATTCGACGTTCAACCTCATGCGGGCGGCGACCAAAGGCACGACCTTCAGCGATCCGGTGTCGGTCGGCCGGCTGGCGGTCGACTATCTGATGATCTGGAGCGCGCCGGCGATCCTCGGGCTGGGCGTCCGCTACGCGCTCAATCCGAACGCGACGCCGGATGATTGGGACCTCGCGAGCGAATTTGCGAAGGCGCATCTCTCGTATCTCGCCGACATGATGCTCGGGACGCGCGAGCTGGCCGGCGTGATTCACGGGTATCACGGCTACGAAGGGCCGGCCGGGGCGAGTCTCTTTGCGAAACTCACGAAAGCCTATGAACAGGGCGCGACCGCGGTCGGCCATCTGCGCGAAGGCGCCCCGGCGAGTGAAGCGCTGCCGCCGCTCTTCTGGGCCGCGGTCGATGCCGGCGGCGTGCTGTTTCACTACCCAGCGGCCCAGCTCCAGCGCACCGCGGGCGGTCTGGCGGCGCTCCTCGAGGGTCAGACCATGAACCCGGCCGTGCTCGTCACGGGCGCCCCGAAGGCTCCCTAATGCCGCGCGACAAAGCCAGCAAAGCGCGCTCGACCGTCATGCCGGTGCGGCAGCAAGACGGCACCCCCGTCGAGGATCTCTTTGGCACCGCCCCCGGCTCTGGGCTCCTCCCGCAAGGGCCGCCAGGTCTCGAAGGCATCGAGGGCGAACCTGGCGATCCGGGACCCCCAGGGCCGTCTGGTCCGGCCGGTCCTGCGGGCGCACCAGGCGCACCAGGCGCACCAGGCGCTCCCGGTGGGCCGAGCGGGCCAGCAGGTGGGCCTGGTCCCGATGGCGAGATGGGGTCCGATGGTGAGATGGGGCCGCCGGGGCAAACCGGCCCGACCGGTGCGAGCGGCGCAAAGCTCCTCCTCTATGAGGCCACAGGGACCAGCACGAGCGCGGTGCCGGTCACGCTCGATAGTTACAACTTCGCGGCGGGCGATCTCACGGACGCTGACACGATTGAACTCGTCATCGAGGTTGAAGCGGTCGCGCAGAACGTGCCCAAAATCGACGTCGAGCAAATCACCGATGCGGTGTCCCTTACGCAACGGTTGCACGGGCTCGGCGGCGGGCTCGGCATCCCCGCCGGACAGGCCGCCTACACGTCGATGCTCGTGAGTCGCGCGCCGTCATCAGCCCTAGTGATCGGCGCGATCGGCGTAGGGAGTTTTCCCGGGGCGTTTGCCGCTCCCAATCTCGCCGTCCTCGAAGCCTGGACGGCGGCCTGGGCGATCGGGCTGACGACGACCGGGATCCCTGCCGGCGGCACGATCCTCTGGCACTGGAAGCTCTACAAGGTGCGGGGTCACGGGATTAGCTTCGCCGGGGTGCCAGGGCCGACCGGGCTCGTCGGGCCAATGGGTCCGTCCGGGGCGCCCGGGGTGATCGGCGATGAAGGCCCCGAAGGCCCACCAGGGCCGCCGGGGCCACAAGGCCCCATCGGTCCCGCGTCGTGCGGCATCGGCGAGGGCCGAGAAACGGCCATCGAAACCGGCGTGCTCGATGGCCTCATCGACAATCTCGGACAACCGCCCTGGGCTGACACCGTGCCGGATCTCTCAGGCACGCAGTCGAACGTCAAATGCTTCGCGTCGCTCGGGAACGGCATCGTGCTCGCCGGCACCGGGAACGGCGGGCATCTCTGGCGCTCGACGAACTACGGTCGGAGCTGGACCGATCTCGGCTCGCAGTTCGGCGCCGATCTCGTGATCTGCCTGATGCATCTGGGCAATGGGATCGTGATTGCCGGCACCGGCTCCGTGCAAGGGCATCTCTTGCGCTCGACCGATTACGGGCAAACCTGGGCCGACCTGGGCCAGCAATTCGGCCAAAGCAACATCACCTGTCTTGCCTACTGCGGGAACGGCATCGTGCTCGCCGGCACGCAGATCAACGGGAAGACGCTGCGCTCGACCGACTACGGGGCGACCTGGACGGACCTGGGCGACGTCACCGGCGCCGGGCAGCAAATCATCACGGCGCTGGTGTATCTCGGGAACGGCATCGTGCTCTCGGGCACCTACAATGCCGCGCATATCTATCGCTCGACCGACTACGGGGCGACCTGGACGGACCTGGGCGCCATGTTCGGCCAGGAGCAAATCCAGACGCTCTGCCGCGTGGGATCGTGCGGTGTCGTCGTGGCGGGCACGCACGGGGTCGCGGGCGGCACGCGGTTACGATCGACCGACTTCGGGCTCTCCTGGGTGAATCAAGGCGTCTTCGGCGCCGAGACCTTCATCTACGCGTCCGCCTATCTCGGGGCGGGCGTCGTGCTCCTGGGCACGCGCCCGACCGGGCTGATTATGCGATCGCGTGACGCCGGCGTGACCTGGGTCACAACCGGACCTTTCGGCAATTCTGGGGTGATTTACTCGCTCGCCTATCTCGGGGAAGGCATCGCGCTGGCTGGGTCGGACGACAACATCACCTTCGGCGCCCGGCTCTGGCGCTCGGTCGGGTGGCGTGAGGGTCGCGTCATCCCGACGGCGCTCCAAGGCCCGCCAGGACCGCCCGGGGATGATGGGCTCGACGGTGACATGGGGCCCCCAGGACCGCCAGGTTGGCCTGGGCCGGCCGGTCTCCCTGGGATCATGGGTCCGCCAAGCCCGGACGGGGATGAAGGCCCAGAAGGGGCGCCAGGCCCCCCGGGACCACAAGGGGCGATCGGTCTGACCGGCGTCGGCCTCGACGGGGCCCAGCCAGACGACCTCCTGGCGCTCCTCCGCTATGCCTTCGAGCGGATCAACTTTTTGGAGGCGGCCCTGAAGGTGAGTTATAAATCGCACGATATTCTCGTGCCGGAGCAAATCCGTTTCCTGGAAAGGTAGATCGATCATGGACGTGTTACTGCAAGCGCGTATTCGCAAAATCCTCGAAGCGGTCGACGCGGAAGCCGTCGGCACCGACGAACAAGAACTCGTGCTGTCGTCGCAGCTCGAGCTGCTGATTGCCTTGGGGGCGACCGGCATGCAGGAAATCGTCCGCGTCGGTCGGGCCTTTCATACCGGCACCACGGTGGCGCTGGCGGCAGTCGTCGCCATCCCCACCACTGGCGTCATGCTCGCCCTGTGGAATAGCGCGGAAGATGGCGGTCGGTCGCTGGTCATCGACTGGGTCGCGGCGAGCGGCGTCGCGAAGACGGCGGCGGCGGGGCAGCAACAGCTCCTCGGGCTCATCGGGCAAGTGCGCGAAGCGGCGCCAACCGATGCCGCGCTCACGATCAAGAAACGCAACGGCTTGGGGTCGCCAGGAAGCGCGCGGCCGGACACGAAAGCGATCACGAGCATAACAGCCCTTCCGGCCACAACCGGCCTCGCAGCGAACTGGTGCCCGATCGGGCCGGCCTTTGGATCGCCAGGCGCCGGTGCGACGCCTGGACATGGCGCGTTCCAGAAAGTCGACGGCGACTTCATCGTCCCGCCCGGCCGGTTTTTCGCGATGCACGTCCTTGCCGATGTTGTCGGATCGACCTATCTCGGATTCATCGGCTATCACGAAAAACAGCTCGCGCTTGGTTAGAAAGGGCGTGATTTATGTGGGTGAGTGAAGGTGTGAAAATCGATCCGATGGGCGGCGACATTCTGGCCGACACCGGCCAGCTCGCCGTTGAAACCAAACCGTTCACCGTCGTCGCGTGGACGGATGCCGGCGACGCGGAACTAGAGGTCGTGCTCCGCGATGAAACCGACACCACAGACGTGAACGTGCAGCGCGTGCGTGCGCAAACCACGCCGGTCTTTGCGATGCCGCTGACGCTCACACCCAATCAGCGGCTCATTGTCCGGCTGCGGGTCGATCTGGCCGGACATATCCAAGTCAGTATTCTCGCGTAAACTCGACGACGTCCAGAGGAGACCGATCCGATGCCTAAAACTCCGAAGCGGATTGTCGGTCCGGCCCAAGTGGCGACAGGACCGGCGACCGTCTACACCGTGCCGGCGCTCACGAAGACCGTGCTCCGCTATCTCCACATTCAAAATCCCTCCGCGTCGCCCGTCAACCTCAGTATCTCGATCGGGGCTGATGCGGCGGCCACGCGCATTTACGACACGTATTCGATCCCGGCGAAGGCGGCAGGCGTGACGGACTCCGTGCGCCAGATCTGGCTCAACGAGCCGATGGAAGCCGCAGAGATTTTGCAGCTCTCTGCCGGCACGAATAACGTGCTCGTCATCACAATCACGGCCGACGAATACACCCTCGGCTAATGACCGACGACGCCATCATCGACGGCGTCGAGCTGCGCGAGGGTTGGCCGGCGTTCACGAACGACCCGGCCGACCTCGGCGGTCCGACCAAGGGCGGCATCACGCTCGAGACGCTTCGACTCTGGCGACACGATCCGACGTTGCTGACGGCCGACCTCCAAGGGCTCGAGGAGCCGGAGGCGCGGGCGATCTATCAGTTCATGTTCGTGCAGCCGTTTCATCTCATCACCGATGACGCGCTGCGCGCGTGCCTGGTCGACCTGGCGGTCTTGCGTGGACCGCGGAAATCCGCGATCATGTTGCAGGAGATTGTGGGGGCGCTGCCGGCCGATGGCTGGATTGGCCCAGCGACGCTCGCGGCGCTCGCGCCGTTTCAACCCTTCGCGCTCGTCATGCTCATCGGTGCACGGTTCACGCATATCGAAGGCCGCATCCGGGAGACCCCCTCACAGGCCAAATACCGGGATGGCTGGCGCGCTCGTAACGCAGCCTTTTTACCGAGGGGGTAACGCTTCATGGTGCTCGCACAGTCGGCGCCGGCGCTGTTTCCAGGACTCGATCTCGTTACGATCAAAATCACGCTCATCAGTGGGGCCATCGCCACGGTCATCGGCGCCGCCGGCGCGGCCATCGTGACGGTCATTCGTGCCCTCGCTGAAATCAAACTCCAACAGGCGGCCACCGCGGCGCGGCAAATCGAAAATGCGGCCGTGATTACTTCAGTCGCGAAAGATACAGAGGCCATCAAGGGCCACGTCAACAGCGAAAAGACGGCGTCCGACGGTCGAGAAGCGGCCCTTCGAGCAGAGAATGACATGCTGCGCCAGATCATCGCGGAGAAAAAAGCCACCGCGGATCTCCTCGCGCAGGCCGCCGCCCAAGTGCTCGGCGTGCCGGCGCCCGTGATTCCTCCGAAGCCGTGAGGTCTTAGCATGAGTCAACTCCAGGTCCGTGACGAGGCCGGGCAGCCGCTCGCCCGCATCAACATCCGCATCGCCCCAGGCATTGCGCCCAGCGATGCGGCGATTTACGACGTCACGACCGACCCGAGCGGCAATACGGGCTGGCCGATTCCGTTCTGGCCGGTGCGCCGCTATACGCTCTACGTGAACGTCGATCCCCTCTGGGCCGACACGCGCTACGGCACCGCGGCGGTGCTGGTCGACCATGATCGGGACGTGCTGATTACGCTCAGCCGCCTGAGCCGGCGCCCGGCCGCCAAGCGGCAACTCCCGCTGCCGCCGTTCGATCGCAACGATGGCGGCGGCGACGTGGCCATCGTGCTCCCGCCCGAGCAGCAGCTCCCGACGGCATCTACTCGGGAGTTCTGGATCGGGGATGCCTGGGGCGTGACCCTCGACGAGACCCCGCCGTTCGTCGAGGGGGCCAACACGACCCCGCGCGAGATGGTAATGAGCTATCTCCTCCCGCTCTACGATCGCGTGTGGCAGGACAAAATCCTCACCGGGCACGCCGAGCGCGGGCTCTCGCATTTTCACCTCGATCAACCCACCTGGGAGAAAGCCGGCAAGAGCGTTGCGGAGATGGTCGACCTGTTCAAATACATCCAGTCCTGGGGATTCTTTACAAGCTGGTGGGCGACCGGCTCGAAGAGTCCGCGTAATCAGAATTGGCAGGGCCTGCGCGGGATCATCGAACCGTTCCTGCGCGCCCTCATTGCGGCCGGAGAGTCTGAGAAATCGATCTGTCTGGTCGGCGAGGAATTAAATAGCTGGAACCGGCCCGGCCCGGACGGCCTCGATGACATCATCGCGAACGTCTGCGCGATCTGTAATCCGGTCGACTTGCCGGTCTGGTTGCACTTCACGTCCAACATCCCGAGCTGGCAACCGGACGGGATGACGCCGGAAGCCTGGTGGCGGTCCTGGGCGGGACGCGTCAAAGGCTGTTGCTGGCAGTCCACGCCGAGCGAGCCGGCCGGGACGATGGCCGCCCGCATGTGGGACACGCGCAAATACCTCGGCGCCGCCGATTCGAGCCTGCTCGTGTCGGCCTGGGAGCTGCGCGGCGAAGAGCAGCTCTATGGCCGCTGCACCGAAGCGCAAGGC